TCCTGGATGAGCTGGCGCCGCGCTATGCCGACTGGGACGCGCCGTGAGAGCACTGCGGCTGCTGACGCCGGAGCGCGTGTTCATCCTGGCCTGGATGCTGTTTGGCGCGGGCATGTTGGCCGGCGCCAAGCTGGAGCGCATGCAGCAGGCCGAGGCCCGCGCTGCCGAGAACGAGACGCGGTTGCTGGCGGCCAGGTCGGCCACGCAGCGCCTGCAGGCCGCGCAGCAGCGCGGTGATCAGCTCACCCTGCAGCTGGCCGAGCGCAGCCGGCAGGTGTACGGCTTCATGAAGGAGAAGCGCGATGCGCTCACGAATGCCACTTCCGGCCGGGCTTGCCTTGGCGCTGCTGCTTTGCGCGTGCTCGACGGCGCCCCGGGTCTACGAGTTGCCGGTCTGCCCGACGCCGCCGGCAGCGCTGCTGCTGGAGATGGACGCGTTGCCACCGATACCGACATCGGCCAGTGGGCCATCGGGGCCGGTGCGCAGTACGAGCTTTGCCGCGAGCGGCTCGGCGCGTTGATTCAGTGGCATAGGGAGCGCAAATGACGGTGCAGTTGGAGTTGTGGCAGCTGGTGACGCTGGGAATCACGCTGATCGGTGCGTTCGGCACGGTGTTCAAGCTGCTGCTGGTGCAGCACCAGCGGCACCAGGACCGGCGCTTCGATGCCATCGAGGCCTCGGCCGAGAAGGAGGCCGGGCAGTGGCAGCGCGTGGAGCGCGAGCTGCTGGACCTGAAGGCCGAGCTGCCTGCGAGCTATGTGCGGCGTGAGGACTACATCCGCGGCCAGTCAGTGATCGAGGCCAAGCTCGACGGGCTGGCAACCAAGATCGAGAACGCCCAGCTGCGCGGCGTTCTGCACATGGGAGGACGACATGCAGGTTGACCTGGCGCGCTCGCGCCGTGAATCGCTGCGCTGGCTGATCTTGCTGACGCTGAACAACGCTCGCCCCATCGGCGCCTTTGAAGGACCGATCCTGGCGGTGGCACAGAGCGAGTACCCGGACGCGACGCCGCTGGAGCTGCGGCGCGAACTGGACTACCTGGCCGACCGCAAGCTGGTGGCACTGAAGAAGCAGCCCGACGGCCGCTGGTTCGCAGACCTGACTCGCTACGGCACCGACGTAGCCGAGTACACGGTCGATTGCGATCCAGGTATCGCCCGGCCGACGAAGTACTGGGCCGGCTGAGCATGACGTGTGCCACCTGCAGGCGCGACGAGAAGGCCGTGAACAACGACCGCACCGAGTGCAGCCTGGCCGTGTGCCCGCACCGGCGCCCGCTGACGGCGCGCGGTCCGCAGCGCGAGGACGTGCGCTCGGTGTGGAAGCCGGTGGGCAAGCGCCCCGAGGCCGGCTGCTACCGCGCCGCACCGACTTCTAGTGAGGAGTGAACAATGAAGATCGAGATCGGAATGAAGGGCTGGTTCACCGCTGGCACTGGTGTTGTCACGCAACGGCAGCGCGCTGAGGTCGTCCGTGTGTGGTCCGAGTCCTGCGTCAACCTGCGCTGCGATGACGGCAGCGAACCCACCAGCGTGCCGATCAAGCAGCCCGGTTGCGTCGGCTACTACTTCGAGCCGGACGAGGCTGATGCGATCGAGCGGGAGATCCAGGCCAAGGGCCTGACTGCACCACGCGTGACGCCAGGCGACATCGAAGCGGAGATCGTCACGACCGAGTTCGTGGAGCACGTCGCGCCGTCTGGCCAGGTGCTGCGCTGGGCCGTGCTCACCACGCGCTGTGGCTATGCAGTTACGGGACGCCCATCCGTCAGCGTCTCGCCCGAAAACGACAACGCCGAACTGGGCGAAAAGATCGCCCGGGAGAACGCGGTGAACGAGCTGTGGCCGCTGATGGGCTACGCGCTGAAGACGCGCTTGGCAGGTCCGACTGAAGAGATGGTGGGCCGCTTCCTTGCATGGCCGGTTCCGGCCAGCGTGCACCCCGACGGGATGCCCGGCCAGCCTGGTCGCACTGGCACCAACCTGTTGTCTGCCGTGGAAGCGCGGCAGATGCTGGAGCACGTCCTTCACAAGGGCTGATCCGTGGGCCGCAAGAGCACGATCTCCCGGCTGCCGGCCGAGCAGAAGGCCTTCATTGAAGGCCGCCTGGCCGAGGGCCGCTGCACGCTGGATGAGCTGATTGCCGAGCTGCGCGAGCGCTGGCCTGCGGCCGCCCAGGCTGGCGAGCTGCCCAGCCGCACGGCGGTGCACCGCTACGGCGCGAAGCTGGAGCGCCGCCTGGCCGCGATCCGCGCGAGCACCGAGGCGGCCAAGCTGATCCAGGCGCAGGCCGGCGACGACAAGGACGCGCGCAGCGAGGCGCTGACGGCGCTGGTGCAGACCGAGCTGTTCGAAGCCATCCTGGCGCTGCAGGAGGCCGACGACCCGGACGCAGATGCCGGCGAGCGCGTGGCCATGCTGTCGGCTGCGGCCAAGAACATCGCGACGCTGACGCGCAGCTCCATCAACCTGAAACAGTTCCAGGCCAAGGTGGAGGCCGACGCACGCCAGGCACTGCTGGAAGAACAGCGCGCCAAGCTGGAAGCCATGCCCAGCAAGGGCGGCGTGACCGAGGACACCAAGCGCGCGATCCGCGAAGCGCTGGGGATCGTGTGATGGCCAAGCTGAAGGGCCGTGCCAAGTGCATCCCGAAGGACCGGGACGCGATCTTTCTGCCGTTCCAGTCGCGCTGGATCAAGGACAGCTCGCGCATCAAGCTGATGGAGAAGAGCCGGCAGATCGGCATCAGCTGGAGCACGGCCTATGGCGCCGACGAGCGCGCCGCAGCGCAGGGTGCGCGGTTTGACGAGTGGGTCAGCTCGCGTGACGACATCCAGGCGAGGCTGTTCATTGAGGACTGCAAGCTGTGGGCCGGCATCATGGGCATGGCGGCCAAGGATCTGGGCGAGCAGGTGCTGGACGCGGAGAAGAAGATCAGCGCCTACGTGCTGCAGTTCGCCAGCGGCCGGCGCATCCACAGCATGAGCAGCAACCCGGACGCGCAGGCCGGCAAGCGGGGCAGCCGCGTGCTGGACGAGTTTGCGCTGCACCGTGACCAGCGCAAGATGTGGGCCATTGCCTACCCCGGCATCACCTGGGGCGGCAGCATGGAGTTGGTGAGCACGCATCGCGGCTCGCACAGCTTCTTCAACAGCCTGGTGCGCGAGGCCCGCCATGGCGGTAACCCGAAGCGCATCAGCCTGCACCGTGTGACGCTGCAGGACGCGCTGGAGCAGGGCTTCCTGTTCAAGCTGCAGCAGGCGCTGCCGGCCGACGCCGAGCAGCAGGACATGGATGAGGCGGCCTACTTCGACTTCATCAAGCGCGGCGCGGCCGACGAAGAGTCGTTCGACCAGGAGTACCAGTGCATCCCGGCGGACGATGACTCCAAGTTCCTGGAATACGGGCTGATCACGGCCTGCGAGTACCTGGGCGGCGAGCCATGGCAGCGCGACCTCGACGGGCCGTTCCAGGGCCGACTGTTCGCGGGCGTGGACATCGGGCGCAAGAAGGACTTGACCGTGCTGTGGATCGTCGAGCAGCTGGGCGACGTGTTCTACACGCGCGCTGTCATCACGATGGAGAAGATGCGCAAGAGCGCCCAAGAGGCCATCCTGTGGCCGTGGTTCGCGATCTGCGACCGCATCTGCATCGACGCCACAGGCCTGGGCATCGGTTGGGCCGACGACGCGCAGGACAGGTTCGGCGAGCACCGGGTGGAGGCCGTGAACTTCAGCGGCCCGGTCAAGGAAGCGCTGGCCTATCCGCTGCGCGGCGCCATGGAAGACCGAAAGGTCCGCATCCCGGATGACCCGAAGGTGCGTGCCGACCTGCGCAAGGTGCAGAAGGTAACGACGGCGGCCGGGAACATCCGCTTCGTCGCGGAGGCCACGGCCGATGGCCACGCGGACCGCTTCTGGGCGCTGGCGCTGGCGCTGCATGCGGGCAGCAACCCGTCCGCCCCCATTGAATACGCAAGCGGTGGCCGGCGCGAGTCGGCCAGCGAGATGTCGGAGTTCCTGCATGGCTGAGCCCATCCCCAAGACCGCAGGCGCGGTCAATCCGAAGGCGGCGATGCCCGAGCTGGACTCGGAGTTCGCCAACCGGCTGCGCGATCCGTTCGAGCAGCTGTTCATGGGCGTGATCCAGCCCAACGACCCGCTGCTCATTGAGCGCGGCGCCGGGCCTGAGATCTACCGCGACCTGAAGCGCGACGGCAAGGTGTTCGACGGCCTGCAGAAGCGCCAGCTGTCGCTGATCGGCAAGCCCTGGCGCGTGGAGCCCGTGAAGGCGTCCTACAAGGGCACACAGGACGCGGAGACGGTCACCGGCATCCTGAAGGCGGCCAACTTTGACCGGTTGTGCAAGGAGCTGCTGGAGGCGCTGATCGGCGGCTTCGTGGCGGCCGAGGTGGTGTGGACGGTGCGCGACCGCATGGTGGTGCCGGCCCGCGTGGTGAAGCGGGCGCAGCGGCGCTTCAAGTTCGTGCAGGTCGACGAGAACAGCCCGCCGGAGCTGCGCATGCTGACGCGCGAGAACATGCTGACGGGCATCCCGGTGCCCGAGCGCAAGTTCATCGTTCACCGCGTGAATCCGGAAGACGACAACCCGTACGGCACGGGTCTGGGCCTGCAGCTGTACTGGCCGGTGTTCTTCAAGCGCAAGGCCGTGGTGAGCTGGAACCAGCTGAACGGCCGCGTGGGCAGCCCGACGCTGCACGGCGAATACCCGCGCAACGCGTCGCCGAAGGAGAAGAACACGCTGGCCGACGCGCTGAAGGCCTTCACCAGCGACGGCTTCGTGATGACGCCCGAGGGCATGAAGGTCACGCTGATCGAAAGCAAGCTCAGCGGCAACATGACCATGCAGCAGGCGCTGTGTGAGTACATGGACGACTGGATCTCGGCCGTGCTCACCGGGCAGGAGGCGCGCTCCGGCTCGGGCGGCGCGCTGGCTGCAGCCAGCAAGGAGCGCGCGGACGTTCGAGAAGACCTCACACAAGCCGACTCCGACCTGCTGAGCGAGACGCTGAACAGCACGCTGCTGGCCTGGATCTGCGAGCTGAACGGGCTGGAGCCTTGCCACGTGTGGCGCCAGGTGAAGCAGGAGGTCGACCTGAAGGCCGAGGCCGAGACGGACAAGGCGGTGTCGGAGATGGGCTTCGAGCTGAGCCTGGATGCCGTGCGCGCCAAGTACGGCGAAGGCTGGGAGAAGAAGGCACCGCCGCCAGCGCCAGTGGTGGTTGCCGGTGCGCCGCAGCCTGCCGCGTCAGCACCGGCTCCGCCCAAGCCGGCGAGCTTTGCGGAAGCGCCTGCAGGTGCTACTGCGCGTGATGCGCTGGATGACCTGGTCGAGGCCGCGATGGACGAGTGGGAGCCGGCGCTGGAGCCCTTGGTGGCGCCGCTGCAGGCCGCCATCGATGAGAGCGTCGCCCGCGGCGAGACGGCCGGCGAGCTGGTCGCCCGCTTGCCTCAGATCCTGGAGGCCATGGACGTGGACATGCTGACCGAGGCGCTGACGAAGGCGACCTTTGTTGCTGGCCTCGGCGCAGCGGCCGGGATCTCGGCGGACGAGACCACCTCGAAGGTTGAGGCCTGGCTGTCTCGCTTGCGCGAGCGGCGCCAGGGAGAGCCGGCGTTCGCAGAGCCGGCCGCTGCGGCAGCCGACGTTGCGCCGCCGACACCGCAGGTCGTGGTGCATGTGCACCCCACGATCCAGTTGCCCGAGCAGCCGCCGGCCGTGGTGCAGAACACCGTGCACGTCCCCGAGCA